TGCTGACTCAGATTTTGGTTATTGATAATGGCAGAAAAAGAAAATACATTTTTAACAGCTAATGACATCTATGAAGAAGTAGAAGGTGAAGCTGGTAAAACTTTAAATCTTGAACAAGACCAACAAAATAATTTAGTTGGGATTATTAAAAGTAGATTTTCTTTATCAGAAGAAGCTCGTAATGGCGATGAAAGAAGATGGCTTAAAGCTTACGAAAACTACAGAGGGCTATATAATAAATCAGTAAAATTTAGAGAGTCTGAAAAGTCTCGTATTTTTGTTAAGATAACTAAAACAAAAGTATTAGCTGCTTTTGGACAATTAGTAGATGTTATCTTTGGCACAGGTAAATTTCCTATTGGTATTGAAGAAACTAAAATACCTGAAGGAGAAAAAGAAAATGCTTACTT